TAAACACTTGCTGGAGTTCTATGAAGTGGTGACCACACATCTCGTTTGGCGTTTTGGCTAATCTGAAATACCGACCACGCAGTTTGAACATAAACTGAATCGGTGCTTTTGGTAGGTCATTCAAGAACGACAACTTTGAAAACTCCGTTGTTAGCTTGTCAAGGGTCATTGATTCGACCTCATCCATTGAAAGATTCAAAGCAATGGCAAGGATGTTCATCTGCCTCTCAAGGTCAGACATATCACGACAAGAGTGAATCTCTTGCAGTTGGTGGATGGTTATGTTTTTCCAATTCATATTATGCGAAGTAAAATGTTCCTGGTCTATTATGAGCTTTGCAATCAACGGCAAGTGCAAGAGCCATCACGCAGTCATCGTGTAGTCCGGGCGGTGCAGTATATCGCACACCCGTTCTTGTATATTCAAATTCAAAGTTCTCCATCTCCGAGCCAATCGGTTCTTCAGGAAAGAACACATCAGTTTGTTGCACCGACATCACCAACCCTTCAATGAGTTGTTGTTTGCTTTGCGATGTGAACTTGAATCCCTTGACTCTTTGACAAAGTCGCTGGAGTTGTTCAACGATAGGATCTCCAACCCCGGTCGAATCCACAAACGATGGTGTGTTGCCAATCAGTTTGACAATCCTTGCTTGTGTGACTGACCAATCCGCTTGGAATCGTTCGCAGAAACACACACAGTTGTTTGAATCCAGTCCGATTATCACCGTGTAATCCGAATACTTTGCCAAATCCACACCCCAAGCAACAACGGGCATTGATGATATTGGTCGGTAGCATTTGCGGATGGCATCCAAGCCAAACGGATTTGACTTGTCATCGGCTGGTTCTGCAAGGTAGAGTTCCCGAAAGACATAATCAGGTAGATCACGCTTTGCTTGTTCAATCTCTTTCTCCGAGATGATGCCTTCCCTTGCTGCATCGTATGCCGTAATCTTGAAATACTTGTAGTCGGCTTCTCCTTGCCTTGCTCGTTCACCTAATTTGTAGAACCAGTTCTTTTTGCCTTTGACATTCCCAATCAACTTGCATTTGCCTTGTGTAGCGGTCAGCGTTGAACGGAGTGCGTACCACGATTCCTCACGCATCCTTGATGCCTCATCAATCACCGCAGCAAAGACATCATCACCATAAAGGTTGTCCGGCTTCTCGCCTGACTTGAATTCAATCCTTGCACCCGTTGGCAAGGTCAACAATAGTTTTGTTTCGTTGCTGAGAAAGAAGTTCTTGTCCGTGACTTGGTTCTTCATCCTTCGGAATGCAATCTCCGCTTGTTGGTATACTGGTGCAACCCACCACACCGACTGACCATCCTTGCATTGGAGTGCTTGTTCAAAGAGCCAAATGATATGTGATGCCGTCTTGCCTGTCTTGGTACTCGCAGCCGTAATCGTGAAACGGGCATCGCAATCAAGGATGTCCTTTTGGTAGTTGGTTAGATATGGTCGGGTGTAGTTTATTTGCATAAGCTTTGATACACCGACAATCGTGTCAAGTTGTGGAGTGCAAGGTTGTGATGCTTGTTGCAGTAGTCGTAGTTGCTTTGACCCATTGACTGACGAACTCCGTGACCGGCATCAATCAGTTTCTGAATGCCTGATCTCCATTGGTTGCGTGGAAGAAATAGCACCCCATCGTTTGCGGTGTGATACAGGTACGGCAAGACGGCAGAACAAATGATTGGTTTTTTGTAGGCACTCGCTTCCAGTATCTTCAGTTCCGATTTGCAGTTGTTGAACTTGGTATCTTGCAAGGGTGCAACCACGATATCAAAGTGCTTGTACACCTCACCATATTCAAACACGGTTGTGCCTTCCACGATCTTAGCATCGGGCATACTCTTAGCAATCCGATTCCAAATCTCGCCTGGTGTATAACCGCAGATATAAAACTCAATGTCCATTCCTTTGATCTCCTCAGCAATGAGCTTCAAGTCCTCCTCGTGAGTAACTCCACCAACCCATCCGACCTTCACTTTGTCCGTTCTTGGTAGTGGTTCGCCTTCCCATTGTTTGTGAGTTAGATCTAAGCAGTTGGAAACAACAGTCACATTCTCGTTAATTTGCCGAATCTCTTTGGCAAGTGCTGGAGTTGTGGTGATCACCGCATCAGCATAATTGATGGCATCCTTTACGCCTTGCTTGATTCCTTTGCGATAGTTCCAATATGCCGGGTTGTATTTTGGTAGCACCCAATAATCGTCAATGTCCACGACATAGGGAGTGCCTGAATCAGCAATCTTCTTCAACACATCATAATGCTTTGCACCAAGCCATCGTGAGAAAATGATCACATCAAATGCACGATAGTCAAGTGTGAGCCATTCCTCTTGTGATTGGCAAACGCTGACATCCGCTTGTCCGTCAATTTGCATCCGTAGGTGTGGCGTGAATAAGCGGTGGTAAACTACACCATTCATTCCGTCCGTAAGTATCAGTAATTTCATAGAGTTGTTAATAAGTGATTAAACGCTTGATTGGTGACATAGTCAAAGCCATTGTTGATGGGGATGACATTCGGTGAGTGAACGCATATCTCAAGCAATCGTTTTACCTTCATTTGTTCTGCGATTGCGTAGGTGCTTGACTGATTGCCGATGAATGCCTTGCAACTGCCGACAATAGTTGCCAACATCAAAGCATCTTGACATTTCAGAAGTTCACAATCCAACTGCCATCGCTCGGTAAATGCGATGTACTCATCTTCGTATCCAAAGAAAACGCACTGGTGTTCTTTGAGTGGGAAGTAGTTGATGTCGTGGTTGCGATAACGAGCAGAGAAGTTCAAGAGAATCTTGTCGGCAAAGTATGGAATCGGTTCATTCGCTTCAATGCAAGGTTCGTGAAGGTCGGTGATCAATTCGGGATATACAAGGAAGTGATTACGCCTCAAATCACCAGCAGCGAGATTCAACCCGTGATTCCTAAACTTATCAAAGTTATAATCAATGTCGGGGTGTGAGTGCATATGAACGCTTTTAATGTACGATTGATGCTCAAGCAATGGTTTGATGTATTCGTATGAGTTTAGGTTCATACAGTATCCTCCGCTTGGATGACCGGAAACACCATTCTGCTCACGGAATCCGATGTGAAAATCCACTGCACCGTGCAACTCCGATGCTTTCTTCGTTGCGGAAAGTGAGTAGATCAAATCACCGATATGTCCTGATTGAATGACTCTCATTCGTTTGGCAATAATGGAATCGGCATCCAGTACAACATATTCAGAACTCCTCCATCATATTCGTCTATCCAATCCCCATCAATGAATCGGGCAATGTGTTTCAGTTCCTTCACGGAATGCACGATGCATAATCTTTCATCCTCAGGTGGTAGGATGTTCTCATCTCTCCAGTTTGCTCTCATCTAAATTTAGTGTTATTGTGAAGTTCTTTGATTCTATTGTTTGGTCAATCGTTTCTTTTGGTTTGCCTTGTGATCGTGTGAGCAACATCTCCAAGTTGAACAGGGAGTTTTTGTCGTGACCCTTCAGCAATGCACCGGCAATCGTGCGTTCCATTATTGTGTACTCATCCCCTTTGTCTATCTTCTCCAGTTCTTTCCGTGATAGCGAAAGCATTGACAACATCGTTTCCTCCACCTGCGTTTTGGTGTATCCTATTTCCTTCATTTGGGTGATGAGCTTCTGCGGTCTACCTTGCAGATTTATTCTTTCATCTCCACCTTTTTGAAAGGGTTTTAAGTTTTGCTCATTTGCCATAATTCTCGCTGTTATTTCACAGTTATTTTGCCATTGACAATCTTTGTTCGTGAATGGATTTCAACCACTCCTTGTGTTGTTTTTTATCACCAAATTTTAGGTGGCATTCTCTACATAAACACATCAGATTTTCAATGACATCTTTGGTTGTTGTTCCTCCCATTCCCCTTGCTTCAATGTGGTGTAAGTCGTTACCTACCTTTCCGCACACCTCACAATCTATGAACGAGCTGATATCATATCCGAAGTGATCCATATAGATTTTGGTGTGGGGTTTCATATCATTTCGTTGGTGTCAACAATATGGTCTGCTCCGAATGTTTCGTTGTAGTATTGTTCGAAAGTGATTGGTTCATTTTCACTGATACTATGCCACCAAGTGTTAAAATGCTCGTCCTTGTGCATTGCTTTGGCTTGTTGTTTAATGATCTCCCAAAGTTCAGGTCTCAAATCTGCACAAGCACACTTTTCAATCAACCACTCCACTGCCGTTTGTTGTTTATTGTTTGTCATAGTTTTCTATTTCTTTTTTTACTTCTTCCCAACACTGAAAACCATCTATCCAACCTTTTAATCCTGCCGTTACATTTATTATTTCATCAACGGCAATTAACGCACATTGTATGCCTTCATTCCGTTGTTGCAAACCAATCACGGTGAATTTATCAACCAGTTCTTTGGCTTTGTCTTTTGGTGTCATCGTCTGTTGTTTATTGTTTGTCATTGCTCACCTCCTCTGTGTTCTGTATGTTTAATTATGATTATTTCTTTAGCGTCTAATCTGGCTTGTTCTGTTTGCTCTTTTTCAATTTCTAAATACATATCCCAATTCACATTCATTCCTCTTGATTTGCATTCAATATCTAAGGCTTGAATAATTAGTTGTACTGCTGTTTGTTCTTTATTATCTGTCATTTTATTTTGCTTTTATTGTTTTACCTAATTTGTAACCTAAATAAAACCCAATTAATAGTGAAAGTGTTATTTCAAGGCTCATTGCTCACCTCCTTGTATTTTATCACGCATCCAAATTGCACCTCTTTTAAATTCTTCAGCAGGTGATAAATCATCATTATTTTCTTCTAATGATGCGTCCTCTATCTCCTCATCAGTTGGTAGTTCGATAGGGATATGATTTTTAATCTCTTCTTCCACATCATTTTCCCTTGTTGCAATACCATCAAATTTGCCAAGTTGATAAAACAATTTCAGATGTTCTTCTGTGTATAGTTTCATTGCTCACCTCCTCCGTAGGTTTCGTTGTAGTATTGTTCTGGATTAAATGCATCAAGTTCTAAATGATAGTGACCTTCTTTGTAAGTAGAAATTATCTGTTCCTTCTCTATTTCTTTGGCTTGTTCAATTATATTATCAA